TTATCTTTTGTTCAATATACAAACCTGCCGCCTTTCCTCGAGCTACTTCAGCGTTTACTGCTGCTGACCACGCTCCCTTCTTAAGTGCCTCTTGTCTAATCTTTCCTAGTTCTCCAATGTGTTTATCGAAAGTAACTTCATATTTTTTCTGCAACTCTTCTCTGAGTTCTCCTGTGTAGGAAACTACAAGTGGATATAGTTTTGGATTCTGTAGTTTACTTGCGTACTGTCTAGCGGAGTTTTCAGCAAAGCCTGCATCTAGCGCGCATTGTGTGGCTGTCTTACGCCCTTCATTAGTTACTAATTCATAAGCGAATTTCATTTGTGATTCTGTGAGTTTCTTTGGTAGTCCCATCCTTGTAATATAGTACAACATAGGCTATATTGCAACCTATGTTATCCGGAAAGGCATTAAGATTATTACTAGATAAGTTCATGAAATCGGAGGTGGCTCAGTCATCTCGTGTGCAAGTAGTCTTACCTGATGGTAAGTTCTATGATGTAACCAGTGTTCAGTTATTAGAAAACAAACTAATTGGGGCCAGCGAGACGCATAGAATTGCCTTAACGGTCAGTAAAGAATCAGCCTGGAGTATGGGGAAAGTAGTTAAAAAAATATGATTAACACAAAATTATCTGATTTAATTTATAGACTTAATGGGTTGGTGCCTAAAAAAGCCTGTGATTATTTTATTTCGTCGTTTGAACACCATATTAAATTAACCTATAAAGAAGGCAGCTTAAAATATGGAGGAGAATATCATGGTAAAAAAGTGGAGGATGATTTTATTTCTCTACCTTTACATGATTATCGGGATCATAAAGAAATAAAACCTGTCTATGATCTAGCCTGTGTTTACCTTGATACCGTCTTATTGAATTATGTTTCTCATTTAAAAAAGAAGGTCTGTGGTACTATATTGAAATCCCAATATAATTTTCCTAGCGCTGTGCGTATTTTAAGATATCAAAAAGGTAATAAAATATTAGATCACTCTGACGCCTCCTATGAGGGGCGTTCTATTTATGCGTCGGTTACACTAAATTTAAACAATGATTATGTTGGAGGAGACTTTTCATTTTTTAATGGAAGACATTTCGAAACTTTTAGCACAGGTGATGCTATGGTTTTTCCTGCTAGCCCCATGTGGATACATGGAACTAAGCCTATAATAAGTGGAACTCGTTATTGTATTAATGCTTTTATTTCACCTGATCTTTAATGAGGTTAGTTTACAGTATTCCCGATAAATTATGGTGGATTAAGGAGTTTTTACCCCCTGCCTTTTATAAGGACTTACATAATTCCATTATTCAACAAAGAGAAAAACTTAAATTCCATTCAGCCAAGGGACTTTGGCCGAAGGCTTTACTTGACTACCAACTTGAGGCTCCGGATCGGTTAGAAATAAAAGACTATAAACCGTTTGAAGAATTAAAAATTCTAGTTAAACATAATCCATTTTTCCAGATGAACCCTGAGAAGATGACTACAACTCTTCATTCTATGAAGAAGGGGGCTGGAATTGATTGGCATGATGATCATAAGTGGAAGTATGGGGCTACTTATTATATTAATAGAAGATGGAATGAGAATTGGGGTGGAGAATTTATGTTTAAAGATAAATTTGCTCATGGCTTTCTTCCCCTCGTTGGTAATTCTTTAGTTATTGTTAAGGCTCCCGTCCAACATAAAGTTAATCCTGTGTTGAGTCCAATTATGCCCAGGATGTCAATTCAGATATTTATGCGTTGACAAATTAAATAGGAGTAGTAGTGAAACCTGAAACAAAATTTTGGCATGAACTTAAAAAAAATACACCTAAAATATCATGGACTAGGCTGGAAAACCTTAGCGCTTTCGGCACTCCTGATCTATTGGGCTATACTAATAGTGGCAAGTTTTTTACAGTTGAATTAAAAGTTACAAAGACAAACAAAGTCCGTCTCTCTCCACATCAAAAAGCATTTCATATTAAACATCCAAACAATACATTTATTCTTATTAAGGCCCTGGGTGCCAGGCACAAGGGCATAAAACTTTATGAGGGAAAAAATGTTATGAAGCTTGATGCTTGCGGCTTGAGTCTTGAACCAAGGTGCTTGGGGCTTGACGCTTGCTGCTCTCATCTGCAGCTTGACGCTTGATGCTTGAGACTTTGCGCTTGCTGCTTGCCGCTTGACGCTTCATCTCTTCAAATTCTTTGAGCCATTGGGGGGTGAGGAAATTCTTAATTCTAGACATTAATGTTTGCCATATGATATATTTTTTACTTCAGGATTCCAGCAATTTCTACAATCACCGCAAGCGTTGTCTTGCTTAGGAGCAGGACAGGTCGCGCCTGAGGTTACGACTGTCGACGTGTTAGCCCAGCCGCCCGCTGCCGCCTGGTCGATCATTGGCATTGAAAATCTTATAACTAAATTATCAGGGCACATGGGCATGAAGTGCTTCACCCAGGCCTCCCGCGTGGGCATCCAATGACTGGTCCCAGGGGTTAACCTGCAAACTGCAAAAATTTTCATGAGATGATCTTCATCCTGAACATCTCCGGAGTCATGCCACCTAAATTCTTTTTGTTTTTTTGAGTTGATTAACAATGCCATGGCACCGCTCCAGAGCTGGTGTTTAACGCTGGCTAGTCTCTTGTATTGTGCTTTTTGTACAACCTGAAATACATAACAACCCTTGAGCGCATAGCAATTGTAACAGACTGAGTCTTTAACCAGTCGGAGCTTGGAGCCGGTCTTGCATTCCTTAGCCGGTAGCCCATAGGCCCAACCAGGCATTTTTGAAGGCTTAGATAGCCCTCCGACCAGATCCCATGCTTGCTGTGTGTTCATACTTTCTAGATTCATATTATTAAATTATTGTGTTCTTTTTAAGGCAGCTTGACGCTTGCTGCTTGGCGCTTGTTGCTTGAGGCTTTTAAAAAATTTCTCACAGCTGGCAAGATATGCCCGTGGCAGCGTGTGATGGGGCCGCAGGAAATAGTGTGTTAAGTCGTTGTGTTTAATTCTCTTCATTTTCTTTTACTCAATCTATAGGCCTTATATTTTATATAAAGCTTTATGTACTGATTCGCTATATTATTTGTATTATGCTCCTGGATCCTGAGTGCTTCTCTTAGATATCTTATTATATCTTTATCAGTCTTAACCGGTAGCATCATATCTCCTTTACTCATCTCTTATCTTTCTCATTTTCTCCTGGTCCTCTTTCACTAGTCGAAGGATCTCCTCCAGAGCGTCTGCTATTCTTTTTAATTGTGTTGTATCCATATTATTCCTTTCTAAATTCATCCTATACTATCTCATACTCATTGTCAAGCTTGATGCTTGCTGCTTGACACTTTTTATTTTTTTAATTTTAAAAAAAATTTTTTTTCATAATTCCTGATCCCAGATCCCACTATGTACCCTCACTTGCGCTAGTACACTTCACGCAAGATTTTTTTGCGTGGGATCAGGGATCAGTTGCTGTCCTGTGCAGGTAGGCATGACACTTGCGTTTGCATACCATATAGGATCCCAAGCGTAGTACCTGTACTATAGCCGTTAAAATCCGGCAGTTACAACATCTGATCCCAGATCCCCCAGAATAGCCTCGGGTCACGCGCGACCTCTTCCCGTGGGGGATCAGGGATCAGTTCGCTGGACTCTTGGTGAATTCGAGATTCTGCCATCAAGCTAACAGCGAAGTTGATACCCTTGTGTCTTATTTTCTTCCCTTGGAAAGACACCAAACCAAGTTTTAGATGGCTATGTTATGAACATTGCCACACTAGAAGTCTGTAAACTCTCCAACACCACAGTTTATACAAGCAACTTGTGGTTTGGCCCACTCATCATAAGAAGTAAATTCATGACAAATTGGACAAGTAAAATTATTCATTTTCTTCTTTTTCCTTTTTCATTTTTTCTACTTCTGCTTCTTTTTCATTTATTTTCAATTGCAAAATATTTCTTTGTTCCAACAGCGCGACTAGCTGTCCTGAAGCATATGCAAGATCAATATATATTTCTGGATTATATGTTTTCATGTTAGGAGTATATAGGAGAATTGTGGCAAAAGTATGGCGCCAGAGAAAATAATTTTCTTGACAAAACCCATAAAATCCTATATACTTGGTCGGTGGCTGGGGAAGGTGGTTAGTATATAATATAAAAAAATCTGTCTTAAAATAGCCACATTTCAAGTATAGGATATTATAATAATAAAGGAGAAAACAATGAGTGCAAAAATACGTATGAACACCGAGTTAAGAAATAAAATTCTTAATCGATATGGAGATCATGCAGAAAAAGAAAATACACAAGAACTTGAAGCAACGAAGCAAGCAAGAGAAAAAGTTGATGAAATATATCCATCTACTTTTGAACTTGCAAGACAAGTTGTGGAGAGATCATATCCACCAGAAGATGTTTTAACTTGTAGAACATTAAAACAAAAATATGGTGAACCTCTTGATGTAGTTGCAAAAGATAAATGTTTTTATTTTTCTTATGCAAGAGAAAACCCTAGTGAAGATGAAGATAAAAATGTTTCAGAACATTTTGACTTTGGCTTATTTGGTGAGTGTGATAGTTCTGACAGTTATAACAATGAGAGTGGCAAAAAGTTTGCTTATGCTTATTATCGTGATGAGTTAAAAGCAAAAGACCTTAATGCAGACATCATGGCACAACAACATGATAAGGAGAACAACCCACATAAAACTAAACACATGGACTTAAATGATAAGGCGCTTGGTTATAGTGGTTACTCTAGTTATAATGCCCATGATAATAATGTCGGAATTGCTAAAGACTTTGATAAGCAATATGAGTTAGATATTATTGGAACTAGTCATTGTAGATCAAGAACTATTGCTTGTACTGAACAAGAGTTTTTGATTTTTCAAAACTTCAAGCAAGCAAAGAACCAATTAATAACTTGTCATCAAAAATGGATTGATAGCATTGAAAAACAAAAACAAGCTATGAAAACAGGATTGAAAGCATATCGTTATTTAAGTGAGGGTGTTGAGTTGATGACAGAACTTGGTGTCCATTGTGATGAAGCAGAATTAATCAGAACTAACTCAACCGGTTTAGTAATTTATAATCCGGTTAATTTAGCTAACATGATTAAGGGTATGAAAAACACAACCATAACAAGGGAACAAAAAATTGCCTTTAGGAAGCAATATGAAAAAGAAAATAGTTTAAATTAACTATTGACATTAAGCATGGGATATGATATAATTATCCCATGTTTAACAAATCAAATAAAGGAGAAAGCATGGAAAATACAATCCTAGTCGTAAAAGTAAGATCATATTCAGATGGAGAAAAAATTTTCTTCATTGAAAAATCTGCACCAACAGTAGAAAAAGCAGTTGAATATTTAGTTGCCCTTAACACATTAAATACTGAAAAAGACATAACTTTTGTTATGTGCAAGGAGTTCAGAGACAGTAGGTACACAACAATATGATTAATGGAAAAACTTTTATAATTACTTACTATTCTGCAAGTGATAAAAAAACAATAACAAGAGACGCGCTTTGGAACGACAAGTCAAGATATTGGTTGTCTAAAGCTGGTCGATTACTTTGTACTTATTTTGACATTGAAGCAAATGATTACAGAAATGCTAGCGACAGTTGGACAATAAGACATGAGTAAAAAACAAATCATAAATGAGTTAAGAGAAATATTAAAAGTGTATCACTACGAAAGTGATACACAACTCATGAGCAAGGACGTTGTGACAAGTCTTGAAAATTTGCTAGGAAGTTTGCTTCATGAATAAACTTTGCCAAGGACCGAGTTGCCATCAGTACGACACCACAGATAGGAAACGAGGACCAAAAGGAAACAAAAGAAATCAAACTAGAACAGTTGGAACTTATAATTATGGTAGTGGAAACTTTTGCACTCTTAATTGTCAGAACGATTGGGCAAAAGAATATATGGACCGAGCAGTTGACCACTTTGGCAGATTACATCAACCTAAAATAATGACAGCAGAAAACTCTTGGGTTAAACGTGAGAATTATTATAGTTGGCAACGAGAAAATGGAGAACCGAGATATTACTATCGCAACATATGTACCAATGAAGAAAGACCATTGACCGAGCAACAATATAATGACCACAATTATAATTTAAATATTTAACTTGACTTTTATTCTCATATGGGATATAATAGGACTATGAAAACAATTCAATATAATAATAAAACAATTAAGATACCAGCGTACTTTGCTAATAACGTGGGAGATGAAAAAGGTTTAGAGATGTCAACTCATACTAATCCTTTTAGTGGTCAACAATGTGAGTTACCGGATTTTGCTTCTACTATTTATTGCAACATTAAAGATGCAGAGTGGGCAAAAGAATATAAGATCATGCAACAAGGTCTTACTTGGTTTCAGAAATACTTTACGAAACAATACTATGTATTGTTAGATTAGTATAAACCATGTGGCGTGGCGCCAAGGCGCCACGCTTCGAGTACCATAGATAGTGTGTCAAGCATTATTATGGGATATTATGGGAACATAATGTCGCAGGCAATACATCTAGTGTGTTGTATATATACACACACATGTGACAAATATGTCACGCGCCCGGATCAAATCACATACAATCACAGGTAGAATTTTTTTTTTATTTAAATTTTTTTTTTCACACATAAAAATTTTTGCGCCCCTTCGGGGCGCAATAGAGGTACCAACTCGATCCATAAATTTTAAATTCGTCCAAAATGGGTTTTTTTTAACTCAAAAAGGGGTCCCAAAGTTTTTACTTTAGGCCTTGATTCACACGTTTAAAGCGATAAAATACTTAATAAGTTCCCAAAAAATTCTGCAAAAAATTTTGTGGAAAAATTTTGCTATGATAGATAAAGATAAATTACAGAATTTTGACAAGCTCCCAGAAGACGTAAGAAGACAGTTTTCCCTTTATATGAACCAATGGAAAGACAAGAAAAAGGGTCTACGTGTTAAATCTGACTTCTTAAGTTTTGTTAAGCATGTTTGGCCCGAATTTATAGAGGGGTCCCACCATAAAAAGATTGCTAATAAATTTAATGATCTGGCCGAGGGAAAAATTAAGAGACTCATTATTAACATGCCCCCGAGGCATACTAAATCGGAATTTGCTTCTTTTCTTCTGCCAGCATGGATGGTGGGAAAGAATCCTAAATTAAAAATAATACAATCTACAAATACTACTGAGCTTTCAGTTAGGTTTGGTCGTAAAGCTAAACAACTAATTGATTCTCCAGAATATCAACAATTTTTTAAAACTAGACTTAAAGAAGATTCTCAAGCTGCAGGAAAATGGGAAACACAACAAGGTGGAGAATACTATGCTGCCGGTGTTGGTTCTGCCATTACGGGAAGGGGTGCAGATTTATTAATTATTGATGATCCCCATACTGAGCAGGATGCAATGAATGCTAGTGCTTTGGATAGAACTTATGACTGGTTTACCTCTGGACCTAGACAACGTCTTCAACCTGGTGGAGCAATTGTAGTCGTAATGACTAGATGGAATGAAAAAGATTTAACAGGACGTTTAATTTCAGCACAAAAAGAACCTAGAGCTGACAAGTGGGAGATCATAGAGTTCCCTGCAATCATGCCGTCCGGAAGACCCGTGTGGCCTGAATACTGGAACCTGAAGGACTTAAACTCGGTTAAAGCGTCTATTCCTGGAAGTAAATGGAATGCGCAGTATATGCAGAACCCTACTTCAGAAGAAGGTGCATTAATTAAAAGGGAATGGTGGAAGGACTGGGAGCCTGATGAACTTCCGCCCCTACAACATGTCATTCAATCTTATGATACAGCTTTCATGAAAAAGGAAACTGCAGACTTTTCTGCAATTACCACGTGGGGAATTTTTACTCCCAATGAAGATAGCGCTCCTGAATTAATTTTAGTGGACGCATTAAAAGGAAGATACGAATTTCCAGAACTTAGGAGAATTGCCTTAGAGCAATATGGTTATTGGAATCCGGAGACCGTTATAATCGAGGCTAAGGCTTCAGGGCTCCCTCTAACTTATGAGTTGCGTAAGATGGGAATTCCTGTTATAAATTTCACACCTAGTAAAGGAAACGATAAACATACTAGAGTAAACTCGGTATCACCTCTTTTTGAGAGTGGCCGAATATGGGCGCCCAAAGAAATGGAGTTTGCTCAGGACGTAATAGAAGAATGTGCAGCGTTTCCATACGGGGATCATGACGATCTTGTCGATAGTATGACACAAGCCGTAATGCGATTTAGACAGGGAGGTTTAATCACCCACCCAGAAGACTACAAAGAAGAAAAAGTAGTCAAAACGCAAAGGACATATTACTAATGGCAAAACGACCAGGCGACATTGTGGATTGGAGAAAAAGTTGGGAGTGGGCTAGCGACGACTATGACCCTACGACTGGAGGTCCCGACGAAGTCGAAGAAATAAAAATTGACGAATTAATGCTTCCTAAAGATGCAAAAGGAATTGGAACTCTAGATACAGAAAATACCAGAGTAGCAGGCGGTGGAGCAAGAGGTTGGAAAGCTCAAGAGATAGCTATGGACTGGGCATGGGATAGATATGGAAAAGAATTTTATGATCTTTCTGATGCACTACAAATGGAACTTTATGGTGAAGCTTTAGATTTTGTTGATGAAGCAGGTATGGCTGAAGGTGGAAGAATCGGTCTTAAAAAAGGATCTGTTCATGCACCCGGAACTCATAGTTGGTTTTTACAACATATGAATAAAAAAGCTGGAGGTGGAAGAATCGGTTATGCTTACGGACCTAATGATCCAGGGGAAATAGTAGAAGATGATTTAACAACTGTAGAATTGATGCAAGATCAAGGAATTCCTTACGGGCCTCAGGCTTCAGGAATCAATAAAGATGTTCTGATAGAAAAAGTAGTAGAAGAATTTATTAAACGAAAAGGTCGTAAACCACGATCGATTGAAGAGATTAAAGAATTTTATATGATGGAATTGGCAGGCGGTTCAGAAGGCCCTCAAAGAGTTGCTTATAATCCAGGAGATTATGATCCTATGATAGTAGAGGAGTATGAAAAATATAAAGCTGGACAAGAGGGACAGGGACCTGTGATGAGCATTGATGAATTTCTTCTAATGGAAAGATCTAATGTTGCACGTGGAGGATTACCAGGCATATTAGGAGTCTAGGTGAAGCTACATCATTACAATCAAATGATGGCGCATCTTACGCGACGTCAAAAGTTTTCAAACGGTGGAGATGCACTTCTACCAAAACCAAATCCATTATCACCAGCACAACGAAACCAAAAAGTATTTAGTGACTATGTAGGTAGAATGAAAAAATATCTTGCTGACGGAGTCGGGATGCCAGAGTGGTTCGTTAAAGATTTAATTTTTCAGAAAGCAGATGAACTAGGAATAGAATTAAAAGCTAGCGGTGGTAGAATTGGTTTAAGATCGGGAGCCTCTCTTGCAAGTTATCCTTTATTTAGAGGAACAACAGGACCAAATAGAATATTAAAAGCTCCGCGTGGAAAAGAAATGCTAGAATGGTTACCCGAAACAGGAGCCTTAGCAGCTTCAGCGACTTTAGCTTTAAGAGACAGAGAGGAAGATGACTTAACTCATAAATCTGTTCCCGTAGATACGGGAGAAGGTGTTTATATCGGAGACAGAGGTGAAAAAGAAAAAGAAAGACAAAGAATTCTGGAAGAAGAGAACAAAAAATTAAGAGAGGGTAAATGGGGTAAACCCGATGATAAAATAAAGATTCCAACTTCTACAGGTCATCCACCACCTGAAATAAAAAAATGGGAACCACCCATATCATATCCACCTAAGGCAAAAGATTTTCAACTTCCAGGTTTCCCTGATCAATCCGAAGAATTAAATAAACCACAAATTGTTACTTTTGCTAAAGATAAAAAAAAAGTAAAGAAAAAACTTGAAGAGATTGAACCTTATGGAGGAGCAGACTTTATTGGAACATCTAAAAAAAAAGATAGAACAAAAGATAAAGAATTTCTAAAAGTTTTTGAAGAATATAAAAATACACATTTTGGTGGTAATGAATCAGCTGCTGCTAGATCTATTAATGAAAGCAGAGAAAAAATAAGAGCGCTTAGACTTAGAGTAACTACTGACGATGGAAGAACTGGAAGATTTAGCACTGCTCATGAGGAAATAATAACTACAGAAGTTCCAAAAAATCCAATTCGTTCTATTGATGCAACTACTGAAGTAAAAAGAGATCAAAATTATTTTAAAAATTTCTTAACAAAAGAAAATAAAAATGAATACATGTCTGCACAAAATATTGCTAATGTATTAAAGTTTAAATTTGGGGATGGATTATCAGAAAAGTTAGCCAAATCCGAACGAAATGCTTTTACTGGAATGTTAGATCAACTAAAGGTAAAAAGTAAAGAGGTGCCTGGTAAAAGGTATAAGACATATAAATTATCTGATGTTGTAAATAAGTTGACTGAAAAGTATAAAGGTAAACTAGTAAAAGGAGACGTACTATATTCAACAGAAAGACTAAAAGTTGAAAATAGATTAGATCCAGAGCTTTACAGTAAAGTATTAAATACTGCTAAAAGTAGAGTTAATTCTCTTTTAGAAAAAGAAGGTTTAAAATATAAATCAAAAAAAGGTACATCAGGATATCCAGTAGATGATATAGAACACCCTATTTCAATAAAAGAAACCGATAAATTTCCAAAGTTATTTAAAAATTCAAATGTTAATAAAATAAATTCTCTTGTTTATGGAGATCCTTTAATTAATCAAGAAGTTAAAAAAGTTACGGGCTATGAGTCTAAGCATAATAAATGGTTTAAAGAATTAAATGATATGGTGGGTAAAGAAATAACAAAAGAGAAAAAAGTCCGATTAGAAGACATAAAAGAAGAAATGAAAGAAAATTATTTAGAGTTGGTAGAGAATATTAGTGATTTTGACAAACTCAAGGCCATACTTAAACAAGCAAGACCAGACTTAAAGATTTCTGATTCATATATAGAATACCTAACAGGTCATGTTGATCGTTTAGTGCCAATAAACATTAAACTTCCTAAGGTTGGAGAAAAATTTAAATCAGAAGATATTTTTGCAGATACGAGAAATGTAGATAAAAGATATATAATTGGCTATGTAGATAAGATCAATCCTAAAGCTAAATTATTTAGTGACCTATCTACAAAAGAAAAAGAGATTTATGAAGCAAATGTAATAGCTCAAAATGCGGAAATATTGGGAGATTTTTTTAAAAAAATTGGTATCCCTGAAAGTCAGATTAGCTCCATGAAAGAGGAGTTTTATTATCCTATTCCATTCAGGGAATGGAAAGTAAGAAAAGCTACAGGAGGACCGATATATGGCAAGTACGCGAAACAAATCGCAGGTATATCCTAAGACCTGGCTCCTGCCGCCTGAATCAGGACCCACGCCTCAGGGCTTGAATATTAATTATAATACTGTTAAAACAGTCAAATTGGAGAAAAT